TATTAGACCAAGTTAGCTACGATTACGAAAATAGAGGTTTAGACGGCAACTCTGGTATTTGTGAGAAGACATATAGAGCGTGTCAAAGATGGACTAAAACTTCGCCAATATTATAATATGAAATTAGGTAAAGCAAAAGCTAATTATATTGATGCTAACACAATGACTCGTCAAGTGCTATTATACGCACCAACTCGTGTTAGTGATGGGCAAGGTGGCTATACTACGACATTTGCCCTACAAAGCACCGTTTGGGGAGATTTAAGACCAGATAATAAGGCAAGAGAGGTAGATGAGTCGGAATTACAATTTGACCAAAGAGCGGTACTTTATATTAGATATGGAGTTGCGATAAACGAAAATTATGAGGTAGAAGTAGAAGGGTCAAGATACACGATACACTCTGTAAAAGATGTGGAGAACCAAAAGAGATTTTACGAACTTGTAATTTATAGATAATGGGATTTTCAGTAAACTTACAAGGAATTAAAGGGATTGAAGATGCTCTAAAAAAAATTGATACTTCATTAAAAAAAGATGTATCTAATGAAATTGCTGCCTCTGCTTTAAAGATTCAGTCTGATGCAAAAAGGTTAGCACCAGTAAACTTTGGACAATTGCGAAATGGTATTAAATTTGATAAATTAAGTGAATTAACATTTGCGATAGAGTCTACTGCAAGTTATAGTCCTTATGTAGAGTTTGGAACTGGTGGCAAGGTAAGTGTACCATCTGATTTTCAAGCATATGCAAAAACCTTCAAAGGTGGGAAAGCTGGTAAGTTTAAGGATATGGTTGATGCTTTAACTTTATGGGTTAGAAAGAAAGGAATAGGGAATGGGAGAAATGATAAAGGAATAGCTTTTGTAATAGCAAGAAGCATTTTACAGAAAGGACTTAGACCTCAGCCATTTTTAATACCAGCTTACGAGCAAGAAAAGCCTAAACTAATACAAAGACTTAAAAAATTATTAAATGCTTAACCCTAATATTGAAATTAAGAAATGGTTTTATACTAATTTAACAAGTGCCTCTGGGCTTACTGTTTATGATGGTATTGCACCAACTGGAGCTGGGGATGAATATATTGTAATGAGTGGCAGAACATCAAGCCAAGAGCAAGGTAAAAGCGGTTATACGAATTCAGTTACAATAGATGTAGACATTGTTACAAAAAATGCTAACTTTGGCTATAAACGTGCTGAAACAATTAGCAATTTGGTATTAACTGCTATAAACTCTGATACGAATATAACTTTGGCGAATGGTTTTTATACTTCGACTTTAGTTGTAGGTAATATTAGAAACTTAGATGGCTTAAACCCTACTGATAATGTATTTAGAACGATTATAACATATAACATAATAATAACTCAAAATTAAATAAAATGCCAGAAACAAAAGTAAGCGGTAGAGATTATATACTACTTGCAGACATAGACGGGAACGCAACTTTTAAACCAGTTGCTTGTCTTACAACAAACTCATTTACATCAACTAATGACACAATTGATAGTACTTCAAAATGTGGAAACAGTTACACTCCAAGTCCAGTATTTTCTCAATCATTTGATTGTGAAGGTTTTGCGATTGACGAAACTGGTTCTCCAAGTAAAGATAGCTACCAACAATTGTATGCAGCACATGCAGCTAAAACTCAATTTGCAATGAAAATGGGCAAAGCTACTCCAGTGGCTGGTGATGTTACATATTCAGGTAGTGTTTTTATTAGTGAATTTACTGTAACTGCTGATGATGCTGATGATGTGAAGTTTACTGCAACATTTGTAGTAACTACTCCACCATTAACACAAACTGAAACTGCATAAAAAAAACAACAATAAGAACTATGTACGAATTAAAACTTAAAGAAACAACAATACCTTTAAGGTGGGGAACTTGGGCGATGAAGCGATTTTGCGAATTAGAGAAAAAAAATCTAATGGAGTTAATAAGCGTTTTATCGTCTGGAGTGTACGAAATGGACACTATTGTTCATATAGTACAAGCCTCTGCCGAGAGTGGATATAAGAGCCTAAAAAAGCCTATTGATTTTGAGGAATTTGATGTATGCGATTGGATAGATGAAGTTGGCGGATTAACTGCTAAGGATGGTCAATTAGTTGAGTTTATGAAGTATATGCAAAATTCAATGGTGCCAGAGTTAAAAGAAAGTAAGTCAACGGCTGAAAAAAAAAATTAGGTTTTTATAGTTGGGATTCAATATTAATTCTCGCTTTGGAGGTTGGCTTAACGATTGATGAGTTTTGGCAATTGACATGGCGAGAATTTTTATTATATAAATACGCTTATGATAATAAGCAAATAAAGGAATGGGAAAGGACAAGAACAATAGCTTATTTGATATATAAGTCAAATACTACTGATAAAAGTCCAAAAAGTATAAAAGCATTTTTCCCATTGCCGAGTGATGTAGAGGAAGTTGATGATAGTCCTAAATTAACGCAAGACCAATTAGCAAGGACTTTAAAAATGTATGGAGTTAAATAAATAAGATGGCACAAGAAACGCTTAAAATTACGATTACCGCTGATAACAAAGACGCGGTATCAAATATAAACCAGACTATAACAGCTACCGCTAATTTAGGCAATGCAATGAGGCAAATTCCACAATCAAGTGGAGCTGCAACAAATGCTTTATCTAACTTATCAAGAGTCGCTCAAGATGCTCCTTATGGTTTTATAGGTATTGCCAATAACTTAAACCCATTGCTTGAGTCGTTTCAAAGACTACAAAAAGAGACTGGTGGAACTTCGGCAGCATTAAAGGCAATGGCTGGTGGTCTAATGGGTCCAGCTGGTATTGGATTAGCGTTAGGAGCGGTATCATCTTTACTTGTTGCATTTGGTCCTAAGATTGCAAACTTTATTAAAGGAGTAGATGCAGCAAAAGAGGCAGAAAATAAATTTGCTGAAAGTTTAGATAAAGCGAAAGCAAGTGCAAGTGAGAGTGGTATAAAATTATTAGCATATATAGGAGTTGCAGAGGATGCAACAATAGCGGATGATAAAAGAGCAAATGCGTTAAAGTTTGTAGTAAGTGAATTAGCAAAAGTTAATAAGGCTTATGCTTCTACAATTACTACAACTGACCAAGCAAGAGCAGCAGTAGAATTATATACAAAGTCTTTAATTGCTCAAGCTATTACTTCTAAATATGTAGAGGAAATTGCTACTAAAACAATAAAATTAGCAGATGCAAATAAAAAAGCAATAGCAGCAGCAGAGGAATACAATAAAAGTATTGAGAGGTCTAAACAAATGACCAATGGTTATGTTGATGCATCAGTTGCACAAGCTGGAGTAATAGATAAAGCAAAACAAGAATATACAGATGCAGCGAATGAAGCAGTTTCTTTAAGCAATTCAATTAATAGCTTAAACAAGTCTTTACAAGATACAGTAAAAGCTGCTGCTACAAATCCTTTTAATACAGTTACAAACGGAGCAAAAGAATTAGTAAAAGAAACTGGTAAAGCGGTTTCTAATATGCAAAAAATAGGTGGAACAACTGCTAATAAGCCAACTGGATATCAGCAAGGGGTACAGACATTTACCGCAAATCCAATCGCTCCTTTAGGAGAGGCTGGGGTTGGATTTCAAGGTGCTCCTTCTCAAGAAATTATTGATGCAAAATTAGCATCAGAAGCAATGGCTCAAATAGATTTAATAAATGCATCTTTAGCTTTAACATCAGAACTTACTGACGCAGTTTCTTTTGGGTTTAATAATGTATTTAATGCAATGATGAGTGGTGAGGATATTGGTGCAGCACTAATTGATACATTTAAACAAATTGTAGTTCAGTTAGTACAAATGGTTGCAAAAGCATTAATATTTAAAGCAATTTTGGGAGCATTGACTGGTGGTCTTGGATTATCTAAAGATTTATTGGGAGCTGCATCTTTTGGAGGTGGAGGTGGATTAATGGGAGAATTTTTATTAAAAGGAAGTGATTTGGTTTTAGCAATGAATAGAAGCGAAACATCATTAAAATATAGAAGATAATAATGGCATATTACGATAAATACAAAATTACATATGCAACAAAAACAAGTAAAACTGCTTACTTGTATTTACAAGAAGATTTACCTTCTGCACCTATTTTGATAGAGTATATTGGGGTAGATATATCTTTACAATATATTCCAAGCGGTGATGAGATTTACGAGCCACTTTACGCAAGTGAATTGTCTTGTACTATTGACGTAACAGATAATTTAGCTAATATACCAGACTTTGTAACGGTAAATGATAGAAAGTATTTTGCTAAGTTATATTTAGGTGCAAATTTAGAATGGTGCGGTTATACTTTAAGTGATAATATAAAAATTAGTTATAGCACTGGCAGAAAACAATTAACCTTTAATTGTGTTGATGGGTTAGGAATGTTAAAAAACATCCCTTTAAATATTAATAGTGTTGGTAATAGAACTAATAGCCAGTTAAGTGTATTAACATATATCTTAACATG